ACAACAAGTTTTTGTTGGATAAATCTTGACTACCGATATAAATTAATCTAGAATGATCGTAGTAATTATCTCTTTGTCCAGCATCAAGAACAAAGCTTGATGTTACGTTTGAGCTCGAACCTGAGCCTACTGCGTTTGTGAATGTAGCGTTATCTACTCTAATAGAACGAATCTTGTAAACGTCAGAAACGCCCAAGTTGAAAGGGCCAGTCGCACTTGTTGCAGTATTAGTTTGTATTTGAACGTATCTATTTGTTCTGAGAATCTTTTTAACTTCAGCTGCAGTATTGCGTTCAACACGATAAGTTAGTTTAGCCGAAACAGTAGAAGGAACAACGTTAGTAGTTACTTCTTTCAGATCAATAGTCAAAGTTCCGCTCGAAACGTTGGCTGTACGAACTGCGCCTGTACTGCCATTTGCAGTAAGGTCAATAATATCGCCAGAAAGCATAGACTTGAAGAAAATATTGGCGCTAAAAGTTGGACTTATAGAAGCAGCTGAAACTTGTAGGCTTGTAGAATTTGTTATCGCACTAATGTAGTAAGTATTGCTGTTAACTTGCAAACGATCTCCGACAGATAGTTTGGTAAAATCAGTAGAAACACCAGTAAATACGTTAGTTGTAGCTGAAATTGTTCCAGGAAGCTGTACTAAAGTATTGGCGTTTAGAGAAACGATAATTTCTCTTTTTTCTGCACTAGACAATACGCCTTCGGTATATCCAAGAGACTCATCAGTAGTAACGACAGAAGCTGTAATCGTTGCAGGTATAGTTAGGGCTGCAGTTTTATTTTCAGATCTTATAAACTGGTAGTTAGTATCGACTGAGCCTGTATTGCTTCTAACTGTTCTGATGTTGCTTGCACCAATAGGGAACAACAACAGGTTATTATTGTTTTCATAAAGAACTGCTGTATCAGGCACTGTATCATCATTAGTGTCAACCAAGATAATGTCAGCAAAGAATCGATTTGAAGCTGTGGTGCTTACGATAGCACGAGCGTCTGAAAAGATATAACCTGGCAACATAATGAAATCGTAAAGATACGCTCTCATCTGAGCGTCTGCACGTCCCAAAGTTCCAGAATCATATATCAACGCTTTCATGCGCGCAGTACCAATTGCCTTACCAGTTGGTGCAGGAGAATTTCCTGTTCTTGAAGTAATTCTTGTTTGCGCAGTGTCATATAGATCTACGATAAATCCTTTATCGTGGTCGACAGATCCTGCAATCTCTTTAACAAGGAAATAACCACCAGTTCTTGCGTTTACAAGCTGGTTGTTAACAAAATTAAAATCTGTAGACTTGTCAGTGATAACGTGTTGAGTTATTAACTTATTGATCTCGTAACCCTTGACATAAGCTGTTCCAGGTTCAATGTCGATAGACAATTTAGTAGAGATACCACCTTCATTAGCAGTAAGCAAACCTTCGTTTATTCCTGTGTCTAGATGCTCTCTTGTTCTAGCATTGAATCCACGAACATAATAGTCTCCTGATTCGTCAAAAGTACGCTTTGCTAGTTCATCATAAAGTCTGGCGTACTGACTTCTTTCGTTAGTTGATTCGATTACACCATTTAAGATATTCATAAAGACAATGAAGTTCTCGTCGTCAGAACCTGTCTTGTAATCGATAACAGTTAAAACACCTTCAACTTTGTATCTGTGTGCACCTGGAGCATTTTCGTTTGAAGTTCCAAGAGCGTTATCATTTAATGTGTCATCAGTAAGCTCGGTTACAAAGCTTTCAACAACTTGAAGACCAATGGTCTTAGTTGGATTAGCATTGTAGTTTTCAACGATAACTGTTTGTGCAGGGAAAGCAAGGAAATATCCCTTTGAGAACACAACACCTTGTGAAACAGAAAAAATAGTACCAACGCCAGTGTAATCAGGAACTGCGCTTGAAACGACTGTGAACCCAAGAGAAGCATCGTCTGAAGCAGTGACAACTTCGTCGTTCAAAAACTTATCTGTGACAACTGAAGCAGAAAGGTATCTTATAAGAATGTTGTATACTTCATTAGTAGGATCGTATTCAGCTGCTCTAACAGTAGCTTGTATGCCAGAAGTTGCGCCAACTACAACCTTACCAACTAGATCCCTGATTCTTCCTGCAGAAGGCTGAACAGATATCGCTTTGACGTATGAAACGTCTTGTTCAAGATCAAACGCTCCACCCAGAACGATAGAACCCTCTCTGAAAATATGTGCACCAAATCTTTCGATTTGTTTCTGCAACATAGTTTGCATTTGATTGAGTTCGCGAGCCTGTACAGCGACAGATGGTCGAAATAGGATTTTGTAGTAACCCTTATTTTCATCATAATCGTCGTAATATGGAGGAACGTTAAAATTTGCCATACGTATTGATACCTATTAAATTTCGATAGTCAGTTTGAAGACTTCAGTCTGCGTGTCTGAACGATTAACATTATTTATGTTGTCAATGTAAATCGGTTTTAAATCTTTGGTGTATATGTCGCCAACTCTATTGATTGTTATCGTGCCTACTACACTAGTCAAATTAGCGATAGATTCACCATTAACAAAGTATTTGTCGCCAGATATGTGAACCTGAGTGCTGTTAGAAAATACAACTGTTCCTCTTGCTCCACTATTTGCACCTATCACAGTTTCACCAACAGTAAACAAATGTGTTGGTGTAATGTTGGCTGTTAAAATTTGGTTAAATGTGTTAGCAAAATACTTAGCACCTTTTCCTGTTGCACCCGTTGTAGAATTACTTGAGAGAGCATAAGGGTTTTTAATTAGTCCAATTTTGTTGTAAAGAACATTAGCAGTTGGGATATTGTCATTTTCAGTGTTTGCGAAATTAAAAGCAACAGCGAAACCTTTTATTTCAAGTTCAGTAGCTGGATCAAATCCATGTCCGCCAGGAGGAGAAACGATAGCATAAACGTTAGCACCAGAGCCAAAACTACTTTGAATTCTTACATTTGCCCACGAGATATTTGACCCAATGTCAAGTATAACTACATTTGAAATTGAGTTTGACGAATTTACTAAAGTATAAGCTTTTGGATCAACTGTTCCATCGGTTTCAAATACTACAGAAGGGCTGATTAGATAATTTGAAATACCAGGTGTTATCGTAGCTATATCTAAAGGCAAGGAAACGAAAACAAATTTACCACTAGAGTTTGCAACATAGTCAGAAATAGTGCGAAGTTGAGAAGTCGCTTCAATAGAATTGTAAATATAAATTCCATTGTTTACATAATAGTTGTCGGAAGCAGAAGCATTGTTGTCGATTTGAACAACCGTAGAATTTTGAACTGATCTAACAGTGCCATTAGTATAAGCAACATAACCGTTTCCTGAGTTGGAAATCATCACAACTTCAACGCCGCTGTAGCTAGACGCAGTGGAAGAAATAGTAGAGTTTGTGTATACTGGAATGTAATTATCTGAAGAAAATCTATTGTAATTCAATTCGGAAATAGAATAGATATATTTCCACTTATATCCATCACTTGTTTGAAATGTAGAAACCTGTGTAGGAGTTCCGATAGTTCCAGGATCTACAGTAGAAAATCCGCCATTTGCATTATCGATACATTTGTAAACATTATAACTAGCACCATCAACTACTGGGTTTGTAACAACATAATAGCCGTTGTTAGAAAACAAAGTGTTTGATGTGTTATCATAACGATTGTAAACTGACCCTGAAGCCCAATTTTTTCTACTAATAACTGGCACAATGTCAGCAGCTGTTAGCTTTTTACCAAACAACATTTGCCAGTCATTGATAAACATTGTTGAATAGTCAGTTTCAACAATAGCTGGAGCGGTTCCAACATAAGCTACAGGATTAGCAGCAAATGCATAATACTGAGAAGTGTTTGAAAACACGTTGTCAATAATTTCATCAATTACTGCTTTTCTGTAGGCGGGAAGTATCTTACCCATAAAATTACTTTCCTATTGCGGTCCACCAGACAGCAGTATTAGTAGAAGCGTTAGCCTGTAAAACTATAGCTGTCGAATTTGCTGTTACTACTGCAATATGGTGTGCTGTGCTATTTGATGTTGCAGAAACAGAGAACAAGTTTGTGAAAGCAACGCCGCCAACTGAAGCAAAAGTAGTTACATTTGCTGTAGAATTAACTTCTGCAATATAACCAAATTGATATAATAGACCATTAGGAAGACGAGTAAATCCGTTAGCAAAATTACTAGAGCCTACGCTCGAACCTGTGGATCCGGTACCCAAAAGCAAAGTGTTAGTAGTTAGATCAGCTGAGCCAACAGTTACTCTGCTACTGTTTGCAGTAGCGTTTACTGTAGAGTTACCAAGCGATAGAGCGCTGCTGTTTACTACCAAATTAGAAGTCGCTGTAGAAACTGCAAGAGTTGATTGTGAAAGTGAAGCATTTACCGTTGCATTACCAACAGCCAAAGCAGTTGTGTTTATAACCGCAGTACCGATAATGGAGTTGCCTGAAACACCAAGCTGAGTAGCTGTTAAAGTAGCGTTAGCTGTGGTATTACCAATTTTGAAAGTGCTAGAGTTAGCAACTGTACTGACTGTAGAATTGCTTACTACTAAACCGCCAGTGTTAGAAATAACCGAATTGACGGTTGCATTACCAACTGTGACTGCGCCTGTAGCTACATATGACGAGTAAAGTTCGTCAAAGTTGTCGTTTACCTTATCGAAGGCATCTCTAATCGGATCACCAGTGCCGTCGTTTGCGGCGGAACCGATATTAATGGTTTGTTTTGCCAAAGTTTTTCTCCTTTAAACGTAATATCTGTTAACTATGATTCTGCCGTTATCGGCTCTAAAATCGGTTTGTGAGGCATAAAGATATTTCACTATTCTGCGATCATCAGCAGTTACAACCGTATCATCTGAACTTAAATAATCGCTAAATGGTATACTGGTCGCATCTACCTTAAATGTAGTAGTGTCGGCTTTATACTTCGTTGTATTAACCAAAAATTCAATTGTGTTACCTGAATCAGTCGACCAAGAACTAGAAAATACTTCAGATTCGTCAAAAACCAGATTTGCTTTTGAAGATTCATACAAGAACTTCAAGTACTTTCCGAATAACTCAGAACCAGCAGAATGGAAAGTTTCCTTAATTATGTCTTTGTATTTATTTAAGGTTTGGGCAACTTTTATCTCGTACGAGTAATCTTGGTAATAATAGCTATCTTGAATGTATTTATCAGCGTCCAAGAATCCTCTAGTGGTTGAGTAATAACCAGCGCCTCGACCAATCGAGCCTTTGTTTACCTTGGCTAAAATTTCTCTTTGTAAGTCAAACTCAATCAAAGTAGGAATTAATCTAGCACCAACACCATTTGCTGAAGTTACTCTAATTTCGGGCAATTCCTTGTAACCAGAACCGCCACTTGTTATAATTACAGAATTTATACCACCTTCGCTGTCTACAGTTTCTACATATCCTGAAGCTATTCTTCCGGGATCACCACTAACAAAAAGAAGAGCGTCGTTTGCGACATAGCCTGAACCTTTGCTGGCAATAGTAACCACATTTGAAACGATAGAATAAGGGTAAATCTTAACTTCTTCTTGGTCTACATAACCCTTACCAGAATTTAAAGCAACGGCTTCTAGGGCAATATTGCTACCGAAATTAGGGTAAGCACGGATAGTTTCGTTTTCACCTGCAATAGAACCGTTTGATGAAAACACATCAGGTTCATATGGAGCGAACTCAGCAGGTAAAATAGTAGGAGCAATTCTATAAACAGCAGAAATAGAATTGTTTACACCAGCATCGGCTTTGATTAGATTGCTATCAGCAGTAATTGTGTTGCTACTTGTAACGAAACCTACAGTTTGACCCGAAATTGTAGGAGGACCGTACAACAAAAGCTCAATATCGGAGACAACAGTTTTAATTACCGCTAATTCATATGTGTTAGAAACCGAAGCATTTGATTGTAGAGCGATTACATCGTTGTTGGATAGAAAATCTGTAAAATTAGTAGAGATACCATAAACTACGTTTGATGTGTTGGCAAATTTGATTGTGCCAGGGAGAGTATTAGACAATAATGTTGATCTGACAAATACTTCTGCAGCAGTTTCGTAGGAGTTGCCTATCAAAATATCGTCAAGGCTGAATATTTTACCAAAAACTTCTGAGTTAGTTGTTAAAGCTGACCCCAGCGTTGAAGTTAGATTTGCAGCAGGGCTTTTTGGAAACCCATAACTGGTTGTATCTAATTGCACATCAAGGTAGTCACAAACTAAGTCTGTATTGTACGTAAGATTTTTAGTAAAAGACAAAAATCCAATATCAAAAGAAGCACCTTGTCCAGTATTGCTTGTTCTGTATAAGAAAGTTGATGCTGTGTTAGTGTAACCAAAACCGCCATCAACTAAGTCAAATACAAGAGAACCAAAGCCTGTGAACAACTTGTTTACTTTTAGAATACCATCTATACCAAAAGATAAAGGAACGCCGACAGATGCAGCGTTTATATCTGTATCACGATTTTTTATCTTTACAATGTCACCGATAGCATAGTTATTACCACTTCTTACAACAGTAACATTATCAAGAGAACCGAGCAAAGTTGGTCCTAAATTAATCGCTTCTGTGTTATCTGCTTCATCTAACAAAACGATTTTTTCGTTTATGTCGAAATTTTTTCTTCTAGGTAAAATGTTAGAGATGTAAAGGATATTGATAATGTCGTTGTTGTAGTTTTCCTGTACATAATTTTCAACTGTGGCTGTAACCAAAGAAGAAGCGCCGATAATCGTTTTACCGATATATTCGTTCAGTCTGTCGTTTTTGGTTACTTCTAGATACTTTGGCTCAACCCAAGTACCGTCCGAAACTCGAAGAATGTCTTTTCCAGGAAGATAAACTTCTATATCTTCATTGTACAGAAGCTTGAATAAAAGTCGATAACACTGAATAGAACCCTTTGAACGATAAACGTCAAGAATGTGCTTTAGTAAAAATCTTTTGTTTGAGATTACATTAAAAGGAATACCGAACAAATATTTCTTTTGGAAGAACTCTAAAAATTCCTCCATAGTGTTATCAATGTCTCTATAATCGTAAAGTCTACGCGCTTGATAGATAGGGCTTCCATTTGACTCCATCCATTCATAATAAGCCTTCATGAACAAAACAAAGTCAGGTCCCTCTTCTTGGTAGAAAAGAGGGAACTGATTTTGAACGAAATTAGAGATAAATTTTTCTACTGGAAATTCCATTATTCGATTGTCTCTACAATAGAAACGCTTACATCGCTAGGATCTATAACAATTATCTTATTTTGCGAAGCTGCAATATCCTTAAATCTAGATCTTAGGTATAACGAGATATAGTTTGTGTAGCTGGCAACGTTAATGTTGTTTAGAGTAATTTCACCTGTTACGTAATTTATAGTTCCTACATTTTCTACAGGTAGTATTTCGTCTTCAGTTGGAGCAAACAAAACTACATTTCCTTGAGCGTCGTCCTCAAAGAATGCTAGTTCATACACTTTGCCGTCTGTAGCGTTATAAGTGAAACGAGAAGATATTAGTGTAGCGTGTGTCGTTCTTGCGTCTATTTCTGAGTCATGAAGTAGTTTGTGTTGTTCGTTATCAGTGTAGATAGTTGAATCGTAGTATAGAACGTTGCCAACTGTAATATTGTAAGTTGTTTTCTGATTGAAATTAGGATTAATTCTTTTGATAATTCTAAGTTCTGTGTCATTGCTTATGATGCTGGTGTCAGCATTATCGATATCTGAAACCAAACGGCTGTATCTTAAATCTCTGCCAAATCTTTCTAGATTATTTCTGCTGTATTCAGTGATAGATGTTAACGCAGCGAGCTTTATTTCTTCGGCTGTCTTTGTTGTTATGTTTTTATTATATTGAACTTGCGAGAAAACGCTGCAGAATGTATAGTCCGGATCATTTATTAAAATTCTATTTGGTAGAGCGATATATTCTTGTAGATAATTTGTTATCTCGTTTTTGATGTAATTTGGAGCAATTGTTCCTGAAGCTGGCTTTAAAGACACGATTACTCTTCCATAAAGCTTAGGTTCGGCTTCTTGACCACCATAAACAACAACATCGGAAATTTCGCCGCCAAAGTTGTTTAGAATTAGAGCAGTGTAGTCGTTTGAAGAAACTGCTCTTTGTTGAGTAGCAAAATAACGTGGAGCTGCAAATCTAACTGATTCAATCGTTTCTTGGGCGGCTCCACTTGAAGAAGCTGTAACTAAAGACAAACTAGATACATTTGCGCTGCCGTTGTTAATTGGCCCTAAATCATCTGACAATATAAATTCTGAAACGCCGTCCGATACAATCCCACTTGCAACTCTATATGAGATATTAACGACTGCACCATTAACTGGTTTTCTGCCAAACAAATTGTCACCAAATGTTATTTCATATTGTCCGTTTTGTGCGCCTTGTAAAAAATATACATTAGACTGGCTGCCTAAACCAAAGAGAGTTTCGGCTCTTGTAAAGCTTGTATTAGTTGAGCCATTATTTTCAACTACATTAACCGTAAGGCTGTTAGTGTCTACATTTTTGTTCGATATCAAGAAAAGCTGGTTTTCTATGCTGTAATCAACAACATAAGAATCGTTAAAATAATCGCCTTCGTAAATTTGTAGATTTGCTACTGAGAAAATAGAATTTGTAGAAACAAAAACTTTAGCTTCATCAGTGGTAAAAGTAAAACTACCATTAGAATTGAATCCTGTAAATCTTGTGCCCTTTGGCATTGTAAGTTTACCGTTCATACCAATCGTATCAATAACTAAGTTAACCTCTGCCGCGCTCGAGCGAGCGCTACGAGGAACATAATTTAACTCTTTGGCGTGAGAAATAACTGAGTCGTACTTCTGAGCCGAATCAAGGAACATTTCTGAAGCGACCATATTAAGATAGAAAGCGTTCAAGTACGAGTTGTATGACATAACATCAAGCAACACATTGATGTTTGATCCATCAAAGTCATAGTCTTTGAAAACTGACTGAGTGCTCAAAAACTCCTTGAAGTTTTGCTTCAGTGTATCAAAGTCAATAGAGCTTAATGTTAGTGAATTGTTTGCCATTTAGCGAACTCTTTTAAGAATATATTCGAAGGTTATAGGTTCTGGATTATTTATTGTATTGTAAACAATCGTTACGATAACCTCGTGCTCCGACTGACCATCTGTTACATCTACGCCGATTAGGTTTACTCTTTTTTCACAGTTTCTTATAGCAAGTTCAATTTGGAACTGAAGGTCTGTTAAAACCTCAGTTATGTTGTTTTCAAATAACAAAGCATTAACGCCTGAACCTATGTAAGGCTGAAAAAACCTTTCGCCAAGATTGGTTAAAATGATATTTTTCAATGCTTGCTGAATAGATTTCTCGTTTATTACTCTTCCTAGTTGATTGCCTACTGGTGTTTTAGCAAAACTGTTGAGAAAATCTGAATAGAACTCTATTTTTCTGGAAGAACCAGTAAGTGTCTCTGCTCTTGTTGCTCTTGCCATTATGGTCCTGCAAATACGTTGGGTGAACCAGCCGCCACAGAAGTACAGCTGGTAATTGCGTCCCCAACTCTACCTGCACCCCTACCGTTAACAAAAACAGTCGTTGAACCGATAGTAATTGGAGCAGCGTGATTTATACAAGGAGGATCGCCCGGAACTGGTCTAAGATGCACAGTGTTAACGTCTCCTTGTCTAGACCAAGGAATACCGTTTACAAAAACGTTGGGCGATCCTTCCGCTCTAGTCATTCCTGAACAATGAGCAACGTCTGCGTCACCTATTCTTGTTGCTGCGGGCATTTCTTTCCTTTTCTAAAAGTAACTGTAGTTTCTCATTCCAAGCGTCAATTTCTTCATGCTGCTCATGCGTATGAGGACCATCAGGTATTTCAGGTAGAAACTTTATTACATGTTCAAAATCTTCGGGTATATCTTCATATTTATCGTAAGTTTCTAAAACACCTTTTCTTAAAATAACAAATTCGTGAGCCATATCAACCTCAGTTCAAGAAGATTGCAGGTGAATCTATTTCAATAGATCCAGCCGTTATAACGATAGTGGAAGCTCCGACTTTAAGAGTTATCTTGCTACCGCTCTCTATCAAAAGATCGTTTCCGCTGTAGATACGACCCTTTTCTTGTATGTGAGCGTCATAGCTGCCACTTTGAACGTGCACACCATAGTCACCATCTTCAACCATTGTAAGCTTGTTACCCTTGACAGCCTGTACGTAGTCTTTTTCAAACGCTTCATGTCTGTTGCCAGAATGTTCATGAACTTCGTCGCCGTCTGTGCCTACGAAATTTTTAGTAGTAGTTTTTGGTGAATTTTCGACACCTAACGTAAAGTTTTCTTTATAACCACCAACCGCTTCAAGCTTGCCCTTTGGATAGCCGTTTATTGCTCTTCTAGCAGTACTTGAACTATCTCCGCGAAAAGTTGATCGGTTCGTCGATTCACCGCTTCGGTCTAGGTTACCGTCCCAATTTTCCGCAGCATTTCCAGAAGTATAACCCCTAAAATCTCCAGTTCTCAATAAAGTTCTTATTTCTACTTTTTGTTCGTCTTTTTGTAAAGTTTCGTATGAGCCAGTAACTTCGTACTTTTGATAGCTATACTTTTCTGGTTCTGCAGGATTTGCATAAACATATCTGTGATTACCTAAGATGTCTTGCTCGCCGTAAGTCGTGCCATACTTAGGAACAATTTCTTGATCGTCCCAACCATGCTTAGGTAATTTCTTGTTAGTATCAACCATGATTAACTCTTTATCTTATCATAAAGTCTTTTAACTTGAGGAGCCGTAGCAGCTATTTTTTGTATCTGTGGAACAGCGGAAAGCAAACTAGCAGCTGCAGGAGCTGCTTTAATGCCTTGTCTTGCTTTATCTTTAGCTTGACGAAGCTCACCGATATTTTTCATGAACGATTCGTGTGATTTTTTAACTGAGCCTTGATTTAAAACTGAAACGGGTAGCTGCACTGATTGCTGTACATTAGCAATCTTACCTGCATAACCAGCAAGCTGAGATAAGATACTCATCAACTTTTGCGCGGAATTTTTTCCACCAGTTTTATCAGCAGTGCTAGTTTCAACTTCAGAATCTTGATTCAACAACAAATCGTTTAAGATGGTAGCTGTTAAATTGTTTTCTATAATGTAAGGTTCTAAAGCAATTGCAAGCTGCGTTTCTGCCTCGGAATAAACTTCAGAAGTTGAAGATGTGTAGTATGGATCGCCAATAGAGCGAGTCGTAAAAACCGAATCCGTGCCATCTTGAGAAAGCCAATGGATATATCCAGGGTAAGGATCCGTAGCTTTGGTGTAATACTGTTTAATATAAAGATCAGGAACAACAGTAACAATTGGAGAAGGAGCCACACCAATTTCTGTAACAGTATCTACTTCAGTTTCAGGAAGATTGCCTTCACCATAAGTTAAATAATTCTTGTAAAGATTAACTAAAGCATTTTTAACAACACTTCTGTATTTGGCGTCAATAAGCTCAATACCATTATTCGCCAACGCAGTGTCAAAAACCAAAGTAATTTGTTCAAACGTATATTTGTTAGACAAAATAGCAAGAGCGCCTGATAGAGCATCTTCAACTGTTTGCTTACGTTGAGTTTCTGATGAACCTTCTGCAGCTGCAGCAACCTGACTCATCATAGAGAAAAACATAGGAGCGATAGAAGATAACCCTTGAGGATCAACTTTTGCCATCGCTGCAAATATATCTAACTCGCCCTTCTTAGCATCAGCTGTTGTAGGTTTATCTCTGTTTGGAGCATGCTCTTCAGCTGAGGTATAATTTTTCTTAGGCTCCTCAGTTTTTCTTTGAGGATCTGCATATGGAGGAGTTTCTGGTTTAATTAATGATTTGGTTAAACGAGTTTTACCTTCTTTCAAAGCTTCTTTTTCTGGTGCAAAAGCCATTATTTACCTCAAGCTGTTTCAGTATATTTGTAATTAGGATGAGACAATGGAGCATCTGGCCCTGCAACGGCTGTGTTCGTTTTACCACCTGAATCTTCGTCTGACTTTTTACGAACACCACCCTGACTTGGCAACTCACCACGTCCTAACGAACCCAAAATAATAGGATACTGTTCACAAGTATCATTATCAAGATAACAGATTAATACTCTAGATCCAGGAATCAACTGTGGTAATACTCCAACACCCGCTGTAGCAGCAGAAGTTACGGGATGTAACGGTGTCGCCCAAGGTAAATCCCCGTCTTTAACATCTTTTTCATTGTTTGTTTCATTATATGTTCTTACACGACAGCATCCAGAATATGTTGGATCGTCT